CTACGCCAGCGCAAAGCCCAACTCCCTCAAAACTACGGCATTATCAAACGGAACGAAATACCTTACCCAAAGATCATAGCCCGCAAGATATTTGCCGTTTGAACCGGCAACATACCGCTCTTCAAAATCAACGCGGGCCAACACGATAGAACCGCGAGCATTATCGAGAGCTTGAACCACCAAATCATCCTTCGGAGAGTCACCGCGCACCTGAACATACGAACGGTAGAAGATTGCAATCGGCACATCAACCCCTTGGGCATAGAGCGTCACATTCCCGCGAATACGCGCCAACGCCCAACTTCCACGCGAATTAACGCCCGAGACGACCTGTGGTTGAGAGTCAACCTCAACCAACGCGAATAACGGAAGCACCCTCGTACCCATTAGAAAACCTCACTTTCCACGAAAAACGGAGAGCCATACCACGAGAGCCGCAACGGACAAAGCGAGTACCAGTAAACCCGACAAGACGAACGTTACCAACACATCAAGCAAGCGAACGGCATAAGATGACAAATCAATGGGATAGTTCGGCAAGAGGAGCATACGCACGCCCACCTTTCGTATCAGACAATACAACCCGCTTATCGCGCGTATTGTACCGACCAAACCAGTATGTCGCATCGACCGACATCACGCCGACATGCCGCACCGATTGGCCCGAGTAGTCGGATACGAACAACTCCGCCCGCACCCGACGCCTCACATAGTTGTACCGACAGAATACCAGATAGTTCGTCAGATCACGCAATCGAACATCAACCCGACGAAAACTCTGAGCCGTGTAGAACAGCAGACAGTTGTCCTTCCTGATCAGATCAACCCACTGCGTCACCGTAATGCTCTTCTGTGACTTGAACGCGCGCGAATCGAGCAACGCCGCGTGTATCTCGTCAATCGCAATCACAACATTACGCGAATTGACCAACTGCGCAAGATTTTCCAGACGGAACGCCACATCCGTATCATAATTCGCCACCGCGCCGATCCCAAGCGACCGCGACGCCGCATCTGTAAACGCCGTCATCATCAACGTCTTACCGCTGCCCAGCGAACCGAAGAAGCCGATTATCAAGCCAGGACGAAACATCACTTATCCCCCAACAGCCGCATCCTGCGATCATCCTCATACCGCGCTTGAGCCTTCAGCGCATCAACCAGCCGACGCGCCGACATCGGCGACTGGTGGCCGCGAACATCCAAAAACCAGCGCACAAATTCACGACCCCACGCGCCACCGTACACCCAAACAAACGTCAATTCCCGGATACCGTCCGCATCAAGCTGCACGTTGCTGCGTACCAGCGCATCCACCAGACGGGCATTTGCGTCATCAAACGAAAAAGAAAAATCGGTCATTTATCGCCCCCAGGATCATCAAACGGCGCCAAACGTAACGGACGCATCAAAATATCCGTCACCGTCGCGCGAATCGCCCGCGTATCCGCAGAAACCGACGTCAACGAATTGACCGCATCCCCCACGCGCAGATACGTCAGCACCGAGAAAACCACCGGAATAATCAGCGCCGCAACCCGCGCCCAGTTCACCAAATCCCCGCCTGGGCGAAACAGCGCGCCCCGCAGCACGCTTACCCGCGCCCGCTCAAAACGCTCGTGGTCGGCCAGCGCCAACGGCTCAGACGCCACCACATAGATCAGCAAATCCGAGTGTTCCACCGGGGTTGCGACCGAATACGGGTACTCAATGCCATCACACACGACCGCACCCGCCACATCCCGCGCAGGACGAAGCCGCCACGACGCGCCATTCCAAAGAAGCAAGTAACAGCCACGACCCGCAAGATTCAGCCAACCGCGGCGAGTAGCATAAATCGCCAGCAACCCGCCCGAAATGAAAGCAAGAACAATCGCAAGCGTCGTCATGGACGCACCCGCGCAGCCAACGCCAGCAGACGCAGCATCAAGAGCGACACTTCAATGCCGATCCACAGCGATAGCGCAATAAACAACACCCGAACCGCAACCACATAATCAAGTAACACAATATACGGGTGCATTTGGCGCAAAAACTCTCCAAACGCCCAGAAAAACTGCGAAACGCCCCAATCACTGGGAAGCAAACGTTCAATCTGCGTCTTGAACCATACCCATAACTCACCCATTCGCCGCCCCCCGCCAAGACCGCGATACCGACGTACCACAATCGCAACGAATACCACACCGACAATCGCAGACGTCAGACCGTAGCGCACCAGGTTACGCCAGGGCTCGGTAACCTCAACCACCCGACAAAAACCAACCGCCGACGCTTGCACATCCACCCCGCCCGCCATACGGGCGAGCGAGGACGACGTAGGAACGACCGGAAGCACCGTCCGAATATGCGTATAACAATCGGGAGGATGCGACCAATCCAAGGCCGCAAGATCATTGAACACCCGACCGGCGACCGCCAGCGACGTGCACGGCTCGACCTCACATGCAGCATCCACTTCAGGAGACGGCGTAACCGTCGGAGAACCGGTCGGAGTCGGAGTCCGCGTCCGAGTCGGAGAGCCGAACAGCGTAGGAGACGGCACGATATTCGGCGCTTCACAGAAGTACGCAACCCCCGTCCCCGACGCCACAACAAGCCGCACCCGCGCAAAGACGCCATCCCCGGGAACCAGCGGGAAAACGGGATCGGACGACCCCCACCGCGGCAACTCAACAGAACCGACATCAACCCCATTAATCCGCGTCACCGACACCCGGGGAGAATCGCCCGAATAGAGCAACCAATTCCCCGTCAGCACCAGATCACGCGAACCGGAAATCTGGTACGACGGGCATTGACCCACGCCGAATGTCGGAGTCGGCGTTCGCGTCGGGCGAAGCGTCCGAGTCGGGCGAACCGTATTCGTCGCGGTAGGAGTAGAAGACGGAGTAGCCGTCGGAGTAGCCGAACCGGGAGTAGCCGACGGGGTAGCCGGATCAGGAGTAGCCGACGGAGTAGCCGTAGCAGAAGCACCAACCGCAACCCACAAGTGCAGGCGACCGGTTGCGCGAGGGCTATACCACGAAAGCTTAATAAAAACACCGCACTGACCATCATCAATAGAATTGCACGGCCAAACACCCGAATCAACACGAGCATACCCGTTAGGAGGCCAATGGGCATGAACGTGGTTCCGCCACGGACCGGTAGCGGTCATGTCATACGACATACCTTGACGACTATACCACCAGTCCGAAAGGTACCCGCAGATGCCCCAAAACTGCGCAGGAAGAACATAAACATCAGGAGGAGGATAAAACCAAGTAGGCTCATAACGACCTTGTACATCAAAATCCCAAACCCCCGCATACCGCCACGCAACCGCAGGAGATTGCGGAGTGCCGCAACCGGATGAGCCGGGAACCACAGGAGTAGACGTAGGAGAAGCGGTAGGAGTGCGAGTCGGAGTCGGAGTCGGAGGACGCGGCGAACAAATCGCAATCGCAACCTCAGGCGCCCACACCGCCAGCGGCAAACCGGTCACGTTGACCGACGTGTAGAACGAAAGCACTTGCCCATAGACACGGATATCCTGAGTAACAACAAACGCATCCCCAATAAACCGCAACTTCCGAATGTCGCCCATGATCTGGCCGGTGACAGGGCTCCGTACATCGGAGAAACCGAACTGAACGGTAGGAGAGGACGGAACGCGACCCTCAACCAATTCGGCGCCCAAGTACACGACAACGTCTCCGGCATACAACTGGTACTCTGCAACATGCCAACCCGTATACCCGGAGCCGGGCAGCGACGCAAGCACCAGCCAATACCCCGCAACCACGTCAAGTATGCAATCGTAACCAGGATATAATGCCTGCACCTGATCGAGCGTCCACGGCGGATCTTCGCCGGCGCGACGACCAGGAGGAACCGCTTGCGCAAAGGAGGAAGCAGGAATGAACGCGAGCATGGACGAGAAAGCCAGGAAAATCAGGATGCACCGCATCCGCATCGCCGTCGGCATCTTCCTCGGATTCGCCTTCCCGCCCATCTGGATACTTACCTATCTTGAAATGAAGGAACTGCAAAAACTGCTCAACGAAGCATAACCAACGACATGCGCTCTTCCCTATGCAAGGGAAGAGCGCACACGTCCATCAGCGCAGCAGGCCGCGCGCACGCCGAAGCGCATAAAACCCAAGCGCAATACCGCCTGTCAGCCAGACGACGTTCGCATACGCCGAGAATACGGCGGTGGCCGTATCGGCAATCGAGTCCTCAGAAACCGGGGCGAACTCCATCGAGAGAACGTAGGGATCGGGTTGAGGTTGCGTCACCTGAGCATACGAAACCGACGGAGCGAGCATGGACAAACCGATCATCAAGGCAACCGCAACCACAGCCACAGCCGCCACAACCGCCACCACCGGAAACGACCGACGCTTAACAATGCCGGTCCCCTGATCGACGCGCTCAGACTGTTCAATCATAGAAGCACCTCATCCATACATACGAAACCAACCGGCGACAAAGACCACCACAAGCAGCAAACCACCGGCGAAACCGACCGTCACGTTGATATCGAGTATGGCAACACACCCCCTTTCACGGCATCAATCACGGCATCAATCTATGCAAACCCGCCCAAATGACGGCGATCAGCACCGCCAGCAGGATAAATGCACCTGTCGCAAAAAATACGCCCGTCATCGACGCACCACCAGCACTGCGAGAAAACCAGCACACAACATACCAAAAAACACAACTGCGTGAAACGTCATCTGATCCCACGGAACATCAACAGGAGAGCCGGAACAAGCACGAAACGCATACTCATCATCGCCGAGAACATAGCGCAAACCACGATCCACAACTACGGAACCGGGACCAACAACAACAGAATACACATCATACACGAGCGTCACCGTTTCAGAAAACGTCAGCGTACCACCGAGATACGATTCAACATCATCAAAAACGCCATTGCCCACAAAATCAGAACATTGCTCTTGAGCCGAAGCAACCGGAGGAAAGCACAAGAGAACGGCGAACAGCAAGGCAGCTCGTATTACCAAACGACCACCAGACAACCTGTAGCCTTCCTCACTCTTCAT